ATCTAATTGAACCATTGATATGTTGTTTCGTATCATGTCCACAATTAGTACATCTGTAAAAATCTGAAACAATTGCAACTAAGATAGCATCTTCTTCACACTCTTCACATTTACCATGTACCGTATCTATTTTTTGAAAAAATTTTACTGATTTTTTATCTATATAACTCATACTAAATCTTTAGCTTTTCCAATCACAGGTTTGTATTTAGTTTTACCCTCTGATTTGTATGCGTGTAAGAATTGTTTTCTTGGTTGGTCAGTAGTATAGCTACAATGTATCCATCCCGAGTTGGGTTCGCCTGGAGTGTAGAACTCCAATATCAATTGATCGAATTCCAGGTTTGCATAAATCCAATCAGCTAATTCAGCATTGTCAGTTCCCATACATTCGAAATCTGCCGCCTCAGCTTTTGCATGTTGGCTGTTGATTGAGCTACCGATCTTTAGACACAACTGCTCACTACGGAATCCGCTAGTTACTTTTACTCTGCCAAAGTGATCACGTACCGGCTGTAAAATATTTTCACAAAGTGCTTTTAATTTTTCTATCTGACCTGAGTTTGGATTATTATTGATATCCAACCTGACAGCAGTGTCTGATTTAATTAATTCTTGAAGGGTGAAGTTTCTACTTAGATTCATCTATAATTTTTTTAATAGCTTTACTACCATCAATATTTTCTTCTAACTCTGCTTCTACTTTTCCACACATATATTTAATGTTATCATTTGCTGTACGTTCTGCAACCCTCTTTCCTTTTAAACAATCTGACATTGCAGGCTGTATTCTATGTTCTTTTAATTCACCTGCTACAAACATACAAAGTGCAACTACTGTGCTAATGACCGTTTCCATTTTGTCTTACCTTATCTTTTAATTCTTCAATATCACCTAAAGCTTTTTCTAATTGTGATTTTAAAAATTCTATATTGACTTTGTTAGTCATATTCATTTCTTGAGTAGACTGTAATTTTTCTACGGTCTTGTACAAATCCTCCAATAAAAAATGTTGCTCCTGGTCCGTGGGCACTTGCTCACTTTTCTTCAACAAATCATTTTCAAACAACTCACGTGATGTCTCCAGAGATACTAACCTCGCCGTCAGCTCTGTGTATGCAAACACGCCCATTGCGACGAGCACGATCAGGCTAGCTACCGTCTTCATCGGCATCTGCACGCGTGCCTCTTCTCCGATATCTAAAGGTTTATTGGACACTTGGACCTCCACAGAGAGCCAAAATAACTAACATTATAATAAGTAAACCTGTTGCGTAATAATTCATCCTAGCACACTCCATAATTACTTCCAAAATTGCCACCATTTTTTAGTTACTTCTTCTGTCAATACAATTGGTCCACAACCACAATCTTTACAATCACATGTAGCGCACTGAGTGCTAGATACAAAGTATCCTTGACCTACACAGTGACATCTATGTCCACAGTCATTACAAATTTTTTTAGCCATTATTTTTTCTCCTCGATATCATAAAACATTTTATCAGAATCTTCTGTTATCCAATCAGATCCTTCACAGTCCCAGTACGTAGTTTGTACGCTATAGTCTGGCCAATCATTATCTGTTGTATAACTGTTCACATGCCAAATGATTCTGTTGTTTGGCTGCGCTGCATAATTACCATTTTTCAATGCCATTATGTGTGCACACTTGTGCTCTTGCGGAATTTCAGAATGTTCCGTATTTAGTATATTAGTCTCTGGATGCGCCCAGTCAACTGTAAAAAGATATTGGCCTGGATAAAATTTCTTATCTTTACCAATAAATTTACCGTCTATACCAGCCAACCAATCAAAACAATGGATACTAGGATAATAACTAAAGCAGTTCCACAGTTGGAGTTGATCCACTCGCATATCAGGCACGTCTTTTCTTTCAAATTCTTTTTGAAAGAATGCTGAGATAGGTAGTCTATAAAAGACAGCACCATTTGGTAGCATGCAATGAAATAAGATTGCGCGACCTGAAATAGAGCTAAGACCAAAGACAACACAGTCACTAGACTGTCCTTTATTTTTTTTAAGATCATAGAGATATTCCTTCCTTATTTTACAATAAATCGGCGGTATATTAGCATTTAAATAAGACATAGTACATTATTTTATTTCACCCCAATTAGGGCCAGATTCATAATCTACTTTATTAGGTACTTTCAAGTCAACTGCATTTTCCATAATATCTTTTATTTTTTTAGCTTGACTCTCTGATTCAATAGAAAAATCTAACTCATCATGTATTTGTATATGACCTATCAAACCTTCTTTATATAAATCAACCATAGCTTTCTTTGTCATATCTGCTGCACTACCTTGAATTAATTTATTTAATGCTTTGTATGTAAAGGCTCTACGTGTTGAATTATTATGCCAATAATTTTTTTTAGGATTACCTTTTGTATCTTTTAAAATGTTTCCATCTCTATCTTTTAAATGTGGACCCATTTCTTGTAACTCTAACATGGTGTCATGATCTTCTGCAGGAACAAACGTACCCCAATCAGAACCTCTAAGTATTGGTTCATACTTAGGAAATCTACAACGTCTACCTAGTAATGTTTTTATTTGTCCTTTTGATTGAGCTGCAGACATAACTTGATTCATTAATTGTTTTACGAATGGAACTCTACCATGATAAGTATTAAATAATTCATCTGCTTTATCTTTTGAAACATTTAATTCATTTTGTAATTTAGCTTTACCCATACCATAGAATAAACCTAAGTTAATTGTCTTAGCTTCTTTTCTATCTATTTCTGCCATGTCAGCTACTATTTGATGAAAGTCTGTTTTAGGATCTTCTTGATATGCTTCTGATATTGGAGCCGCTGAATCTAAACCAAATCTCAATGCGTAATGTGCAACCAGTCTTGGTTCCTGTTGCGAGTAATCAAATGTACCCCACGTACAACCTTCTTCAGGTATAAATAAACTTCTTATTAATGGTCCTGTATCTGGATCACGTGCTGGAATCTGTTGTAAATTAGGATTTGCATATGAGAATCTTCCTGTAACTGTTCCTCCATCATCAGATCTAATTTGATTTATATCTGCATGTATTCTACCTAAATGTGAATGATTTAAAATAGTGTCTATAAAAGTTGTACTGACCTTGTTTATTTTTCTAGCTTCTGCTATCATACGAACTACAGGATGATTATGAGTAGAAATAAAATTTTTAGTAAATGAAGGAGAGTCAGTCTTTTCAGTTCGGCTATAAGGTAACTTCAGTTTTTCAAAAACTTGTGCAATCGATCTGGCTGCCCATATCTGAGTATCTATTCCTGTTTCTATTTTTATTTGTTGTAGCAGGTTTTTTTCTTTTATTGCCATTGCTGTTTTTAATTGATCGGCTTTCTCTATATCTACCCGAACACCTAGGTGGCGCATATCAACTAAACAAGGAAAGAGATCAGTCTCAAGATTAAATATATCTTGAAGATCATCTTCAATAATAATTCTTTTTAAGTGGTGCCATAACAGTAAAGTTAGTTCAGCATCTTTTTCTGCATATGCTCCAACTTCCATAGCAGGTAGTTTCCACATATCAGCTTTAGGATCTAATCCTCTTTCTTTAGCTGCTTTAGTTAATAGAGCTTCGTTCTTACCTTGATTTAAGTAAACCCAAGACAAAGAGTTTAGTGAATATTGAAATCTATTTTCATCTATTATAGATGCTGCAATCATAGTATCTATAATTAAACCATTGATTTTAATACCTAAATTTTTAATCCAACATACATCATACATTGCATTGTGAAATATTTTTGTAGCAGGTGATTGGCATACATCTGTAAACCAATTTAAAACTTTTTTACGATCCATATTAGGACCTTCACCATGTGCAATAGGAAAGTATGCTTTGTAACCATCTACAGCTACAGCTATACCTACAACTTCACCACTACCTTTAATGGCCCCTGAACCCAGTTTTTTTAGTTCTGGATCTCTTGTTTCCAAATCGATTGCTATTTCTTCTGCTGATCTTAAATCAGGAAACTCTTTTGGCATAGACCATTCTGTAGTTGGCATCAACATTATTTTTTACCTTTAGTATCTTTCAGTTTCTTTTTTTCTAATTCACAATAATGAATTATTTTATCTAAGTCTTGTATTGCAGTTCCTTTAAACAAGTAACGACATACGTACTTTATAACGTTTCCTTGAAAAAAAGAAAGATCGTTTTTAGAAATAAATTCATAAGGTTGAATTACAAAATTATCTTTATAATGTGATCCTCCAATTTGTTTATCTTGTGGAAACGCATCATCAAACATATTCTTATCACTCATTATCCATATACCCTTCTGACCGCTTCATACCAGGCCTTTCTATATTTTTCATCTCTAGTTTTATTCCAGAGTATTGCTAGTTCATCTATTTGTGATTGGTGCATATTTTCTCCTTTAAGTTATTTGTGGCAGTTGTTGGTTTAACGGGTTAAAAAACAAAGGGGTTCGCGACCCGAACCAACTTCCCTCGTTAGAGGAAGATGCTGCCACCCACCCCATAGGAAATGTCGCTACCCCGTTCTGTTTACACAGTTGTGTAATTCTATAATTTGTATGCATTGACTTTCTTCTTAGCTTTTAATTTATATAAATTATTTCTAGCACGTGTAATTCCTACATACCAAACTCTATGTTCTTCATCACTCTTGCTTTTACTTTTCTTAACTGCTTTTTTTATTTTATTTGGTTGGTCTAAGCAAAGTATTATGTTGTCTTGTTCACCACCTTTAAATGCGTGTATGGTTGATATAAATATTCTAGCAGGTGAATCTAAGTCTTCTCCGTTCTCCATCATTTCTCTAATGTATTCTTTATCTTCATATTCAACTTCTTTAAATGCATCAAACCAATCTAAGTCTGGATCCCAATCTTCCATTTTCTTTCCAATGTATTCTTCAATATCTTTCCATTCTTTTTCATCTAATATCTTTCCTCTACACCAAGAGTTATAATTAATATGTGCATTGTATACTCTGACTTTAAAAGATTTTTCTTTCTTTGTTTGATAATATAAATTTCTTTCTCTTAATTCTTTTTTCATACTAACTAATCTATTAATGGTTCTAGTTAATATAACCCATCTTCCTGTTGTTAAATCTACATGATCTAAATTATTTATGTATTCACATTCACCTTCATAGTCTCTTGGATAATAATCTTTTTCTTTTCTTAGTCCTTCTATTTTTTCAATAGGTATTTCTGATTGTTCTTGAACTGCTCTAGATATTCTTTTTGAATACTTTAAAACTTTTTCTTGATCAGCTTTTTGACTTATGAATCTATCTACATCTGCACCAGCCCAGGCAAAGATAGCCTGGTCATCATCACCCGCAAGATAAATATCGTCTGTATATTCTTTTAGTTTATCAAATAATTTCCATTGTAATGGTGATAAATCTTGAGCTTCATCAATAAATATAACTTTAAATCTAGGTAAAGATTCTTTATCAATTAATTGTTTTATCATGTCATTAAAATCTAATTTCTCTTTTACTTTCTTGTATTCTTTTAAATTGTCATCAATTGTTTTTAGTATCTTCCATTTAATTTCTTTTTTATTATGCTCACCTCTATCATATTCATCTCTAATACTAATATCTCTATTGATTGCTCTACCAATCATTTGAAAATATGGACTGTCACAGTTTAAATAATTAATATCTTCCTTGTTATATTTGTCATAATATTTTACTTTGACACCTATCTCCTTACCTATCGCTTCATAATCTGAAGGTTGCATAACTTTACCATCATTTAATTCTAATTGATCATATGCGAATGAATGTATTGTTCTAAAGTAAGTTAACTTGTCATTATCTGCAGGCATTCTATCTCTTGCTTCACCTGCAGCTTTTTTAGTAAATGCAAAGTATGCAATGTTATCTAAAGGTGTACCTATTCTAACATAAGCTTTAGCTCTACTAATTAGTCTATATGTTTTACCTGTACCTGGTGGTCCATAAAATTTATATATCATTATACAATTTCCTCTTCTGTAAAGTCAGCAGTCTCTTCTATATCTTCTTCTTCCTTATCAAATAGATACAAAGGCACAGCTACACATCCATTAACACCTGGATATGGTTTACCAGTCTTCTTATGTTTACCAGGAAATCTTTTCTTCTTACCAAACTCTGGTTGAGGTAATGAATCATCTTTTGTGTCAAACATTTTTTGAATCATGTGAGAAGTTCTTGATGAATCTTTTCTCCAACCATTTTCTTTTAGTTCATTATAAAATTCATCATAAACAAAGTAAGCATACACTTCATCTTTTAAAACATTACCACTTTCAAATGATGCATAAGTTTTTGCTTGTGTACCATTTATATATTCTTTTAAATGTTTCTTTAGTATCTCCATTGGTCTGGTCCCTGGAGCCGGTTGCACTGTATCAACAGTATCTAACAAAGCATTTATCAATGCATGAAAGTCCAAAGGTTTTATAGGAGGTGGTAATACGTTTACCTGAGCCATTATTAAACTACCTAATTCTTTTTGATCTCGAAGTTGTGTTACATTTTTTGCATGCACTACAACAGACTCACCTGTTTTATTTTCTACTGTAAAATAATATTCAGGGTCTGGTTTAAAATCTACTTTGATTAAATTAGTCATCATTGGCCAATCAATTTTTTTATCAGAGATAACACCAAATCTTCTTTTGACACATTCAGATTTAACACAAACCGGTGCAAGTAATTGATCATTACAAGTATGACCTTTAGTATCTTTCTCCCAGTTTTTTATTTTCTTTTTAATATAATCATCAGTCCAAGTTTCATTGAACTCAAAATAATTTCTACCTGCTTGCAATACTTTCTTAGCCCAATCATCAGCGTATTTCTTTTTAGCAAACACCATGTAGTTATATAAAAATCTATCTCTACCATCATCCATTTTTTCTTTAGATAATATTTCTAAACATGGTGGACCATCTTTAAATTCTTCTGCACCACCTGTAAGTTCTGTTTTAATTATATTATCAGATATTTCTTTTAGTTTAGTTGATGTCATTAAATTCATTGCAACAACTTCTAAAAATAAATCTAATGTCATTTCTTGACCTGATGGATCTAATGCAACTCTTTCATTTTTATTAAAGTATGGAAGATTAATAAAGTTACCATTTACTTTTTGATCATCTGTATTAGTTCCTAGTCTAGTTTGTTTAGGAAATATCTCTGTTGTAATTGGTAGTTTAAATAAAAATAATACTTGTTCTAAAAAATCTTTTATTACTTTTGCTTTTACTAATTCCTTAGTAAATATATATAAATGAAGTCCACCACTTTTAGATTTAATAGGTATTAGTGGTAATTGTTTTTGTTGAATTGTATCTAGATAAAATTTTATATCTAAATTTTTATATACTTTAGGATCAATATCTATCGCACCAAATCTAGCTAAACCGTCATCATCACAAGGTTGTATACCTATAGATTTAGTTCCATTTAAATGTTGAGTATAATCTTCTTCAGTAATTAATTTTCCTGACCAACCATAGTCGCCAGGATTAAATTTTAATTTACCTGTATCTGGATCTTTGTAACCATTGTTAATATTACAAAAACCAAAATTTCTTTTTAAGCCTGTAAAATATTTTATAAAGTCTTTCATAATTTCCTATGTTATGATTAATAAAGAGGCGACTTCACTCTCGCGCAATCGCCTCTCCTCTAGAGTATTCACTTAGTGAATTAGATAATCTCTTCAGTTGGTTTAGCACTCTTCTCTTCATACTGAGGTTTTGCTGCACCTTTAGACACAGACTTTTGAAGTTCTTGTGCCATTAAGTATAACTGCGCATCAGCATCAACAGAAACATCTAATGCTCTGCTCATTGAAGGTTTATATACATGCCAACTCTTACTACCTGCAACTTTACCAACAGTTTTTAAATTATAAACTGCTGCATATGCTGCCGGATTGTAAACACCTTTTTCATCTTTGAATCTTAGATTCTTAATCAACTGATTCAATTCTCTTGCAGGTGTTAAGTTAGATGATCTCATAGTAATTACCGCAGGTCTAGGTTCATCACCTAATACCACCACATAAAAGTATGCAGTCTTTTCTAAGTAGTTACCATTTGATAGTCTCCACTTACCATTTCTTTCTTCCTTTGCATCTGAAGGAATTGAAAGGTGAGTTGTGACTGGAGGAGCTGCTGTATCTCCCATCTCTTGCCATTCTGGATACCTTGTTTGCACGTGTGCAACTAATATATCCACGCCTTTGTCACCATCTATTAATGTACCAAGACCTTTAGCATAGATCATACCAGGTTGTGAACCTTCTACGTACTTTGCATTGCTCTTATTACACTCGGGCGATAGTTGGTGTAGGATTTTCAAGATCGGTGTTGACATATCATCCGATTTGATTTCTTCACTACCTTTCCCAGAATCACTTCTAAGACTGATAGTTGCCAGTGCGCCTGCACTGTTCTTCTTCTCGATAGCTGTATTAGCCATAATATAACTCCTTATATTTAGTTATTGGTTTATTTTTTATTTTTTAAATACGTTTGATTTCCATCAAATGTATTGAATAGTTCTTCCGGAACTTCTTGACCTTTGTCTTTCCATTCCTTCATAACTACTTTGAGTGTCGATGGGTGAACTTTCTCCTCTTGGATAGGTTCATACCCATTCGACCTCGCAAGGCTAGCGTAATCGACAGCCTTGTTATCTTCG